TTCGTGTCAAAGTAATCAAATGCGTAGAACTCCAAACTCTTTGGGTTCATCTTAAAAGCACTCGTGAGATCTTCAAATGACATACCTGGGGTATAGCATTCACCATCCAACCATTCACCATCCTTAAGATTCTCGGTGAGATGTTCAACACCCTTGACAATCTTGCCAGTCCGCGAGAAGCATCCTCCCGTAGAGACGAGGAGACGTACGCCATCTAATTTGGGTTGAACATAAAAGGGTTCAGAAATATACTTTTCGCGATCTTCCCATTTATTTGCCAACATTGGAAGGATTTGGATTCCCTTGGTTCTCTCATTGTTCCACATAGTCTTAGCTCTCACAAGAGCTTTTTCATACCCAGTCGTAACATTCGTCCGTGACACAATCGTTTTGTCACTCCCAATCATACCGCTCGTCTTCACAATATCAGCAGTTCCATCACCGAGGTCTTCCACATGAATATCGGTAAATCTTTCGCGACCATTTTTGTCTTCTCGGATAAGGCGTTCCATTATACTTATGATTAATTTCTCAACTTTAAATAGATGTCTTCAATACCAGTTGTAAATTATGGTAGAATGGAACGACTTAGGCCTCCAGAACGCATAAACGTGCCTATGGATGCGAATACCTTCGCAATTGGGTTTATAATATTGTGTATATTATGTCTTTACAAACGCTATGTCACTATTAATCAATCCCGTGAGCAATCTCATACTTTAGACATTTTGATGCCGACAAATAGAGGTCTTTCTTCATCAGTTTCTTAAATTTCTTTTCGGGGATTTTCGTTTTCTTCATATACATCCTTTTTAGAGATGTCATAAACTTATCGCAGCTCTTCATCTCACTCTTGAGTTCGTGGTATTTACCCCAAATCTCTGTACTCAATTGGTGAATCAAAAGGTACGCATTCTCACCCATGAGACGCTCGTTTCCACCCAGGAACATGAAAGTAGCGGCGGAGCAACATGCACCTTGAGCAATCGTCACGACCTTTACGCGTGACTTTTCAAGAACATTCTTTAGTGTGAACCCGGAAAACATGTCACCGCCTTCACTCATGATATGAACGCGAATCTTTGGTACATAACCAATGAGATCAGCTTTTTGTTTGAGAAGATGAATCTCCAACTTTCGGAACTGCTCAACAAACTCGAGGGTGTTTTCTGGAGTAATCTCTCCATAAAAGTGGATTTCATTGCCGATTGTCTTTGTGACATCTGGTTCTTCGTCCTCACCGGGTAGTTTTGGACTTCCTGTCAGAATACCTTCAAAGATCTTCTCGACTTCTTTCTGCGATGGCATTTTTCAATGCTTTCTTTACTCTAGTTACATCTCTCTGTTTTAACTTATTTCCAACTGCAAGATGATTCATGACATCAAAATCTTTCGGAGTTAAACCATATTCTAACATTGGTTCTAATTGGTTCTTTTCGGCATACTTTTTCAATAAACACAAGTGATCAACTGTCAAACCACTATGTGTTTTTTGACGAATCTCAGCAAAATTTTTAAGTCTCATTCTGTAATTTCCATACTTTGTCCAACAACTCCCAGCTTTAATATTTTGTCTATCAAGTTTTTGTTTCATATAAGACTTTGGGACAACTACCGCACTTAGACAGAAATAAGGCATAAGACCCCAACAACCCGTCGAATACATAGTATTATCTATAAGGTCTGCTTCCGAAAATGACCTAGACACCGCAGCGTAGTTTATATTATTCGAAGACAAATAGTTATCTTGAAAAACGTCCCAGACATGTCCGTGTTCATCAATTCTGTCATAAATTATTCCCGGGCCATCATCACACAGTATATCGGTTATAAACTCCTTTGAAGTTTTAAATACGTCAACCGTATCACCACCATCTAGATATGAAAAGAAATTACGTATATTCCCGTTTGAAGCTTCAGCAGCTGCAGTTATATGATCACCCCTCTCACTAACCAATTTTAAAAGTTTATCTGGTTTGTGTTTTGGGATAAAAATCACCTCGAAATTTGGATACATACGCAGATTTACGGATGTGACGACGAGAGACCCCCGTGTTAACTTATCACCATCTGACACACGGTCAATGATCTTTTTAAAGTCATTATCATAGTTTTCAATAAACGTATGCTTCGGAGCCCCCTTTATGTATTTCAGGAAAGGTGATTTACTATATAAATGTTCTTTTAAAATCTCCACGCTATTTATTTCATTTAGAACACTATTCAGTACATACGATTTCCCTACACCCGAACCACCACATATCATCACATTTTTACATTCACGAACGTATTTCTGTAAAGTTTCAATTCGTTGTGTATGAATTGTTGTGATCGGCTCATCTTTTTTTTGTTCTATTATTTTAATGAAAGAATCCATTGACGATCTTACTAATCAAGCCATAGATTTAGTGCTTGATAATGACGCACTACATGATCGTATCGTAAAACCTTTAAGAAAGAAAATTTTACCATACGCGATCAGCGCGGCTTTAACTAACATGATTATGCTTATTCTTCTTGTCTACCTTGCTCAACGTCTTGCTCGTCTCCAGCCTCTCCAGAAACCACTGATGTGATATCCTCCTCGTCATCTAATTCAGATTGCATGCTGTCAAGTATCTTTGTTTTGGCATCATAATCTTGCTTTCCCTTTAGAAGTTCTCCAATCTTAGAAAATGGTCCACCCTTTGTTGTTTCGGCTATGACACTTGATGTTTTAAGGTTTGTGAAACCTGCTAGTTTCAACTTGGGGATCGCCCGAACATCGAGGATCTCTGGCTTTGTGAAAATATTGTCAAGCGGGTAATCCTTTTCAAACTCCGAGAGGATAGTTGATGGGATGCTTGGCGACTGTTCAATGAGACGGTCGTATTCATTTTTACATCTGGTAACAAATTCCAAACCATCTGTTGTACGCTCTTCACGCGCAAGAGCTAATTCCAGCCTAATATTTCTAGAAAGAAGACCAAATGATAACGCAGCCGCCTTATGATTTTCCATAAGTTCATTGATTTTCAAAAATTGCATGATAGTTGCGACGAGACCGGCGATAAGGTTAAGACCACCGATCACAGATGGTACCATACCACGAAGATTCTCAGGGAATTGTTCCTGAGCAAAATTCGCTGTACCCGTGATTGTTGAGAGAACAATAACAGGCAAAGTAAAACGCATACTCAAGCCCTTGTACATGAGATATGCCCTATGATGCATATACCTGTAACAACCAGAGGACTCCCCCCACTGGCGCAATATATTCTCGTGCTGCTCATTCCAACTATCTCGGCGATGTTCAAGTGCCTGTTGCTTGAGCTTCGCGTCACCCCCGTTAAAATTTTCTTGACTCATTTTATAATAGATGAATATAATATTTTGGATTCATCTTATATTTCTAATTTCTATCTTGATAGTTCCATTTACAAATGACCGCAGAAATCTCGAGTTTTATTCCATACTCATTCCCTTTCTTTTTTATCATTGGTCGGTAAATGATGACACTTGTGCTTTGACGCAGATGGAAATGGCAGTCACGGGTCAGGGTAAAGAAGAAACATTCATGCATCGTGTTGTAAGTCCCATATATAAGATGGAAGACAACGATATAAATAATTTGACAAAGACAGTGTTCTTTTTATTGTGGGCGATTGTCCAATATCGTCTCGGACGCTTTGATATGTTCATTGATGACCTAAGATTATTGTCGTCTGGTAAGATTCCAAAATAAAATGCCCAAATGGAATAACTGGAGGGAGGAAGAACTGGAGAGACTCAAGCAAGAATATACATTCTATAAGGAAACGGGTATTAGAGATAAAATCACGGGTGGTTTAAGATCTCAAACCTTGAAATGGATTATAGACTATCATGAACGCATGCTTGGTTTAAAGTTTTGGGATTATGGTAGTATAAAACGAAATGGAAACGATTCGGGACATTGAGACGCAAATTCAAGCGCATAAACGCGCGAAGGAATTTCATCATGAAAAATATTTGAATAATCTTCAAATTATTGATGATAAAATTGAAAGAATTGAAAAGCAAATGGAGAAATCAAAATCTTCGGTGAAGCGAGATCTTTTAAAACGACATATCGATTGGTACGAAGGAGAAATTTCCAGAATGGATGAATCAATTGAAAATATAACACAAAAATATGATTCAGAAATTGAAAGATTCACTAATATGATAGAGTCTATTAAGGACCGAAGTGAAAAAGAAAAGAAATCATTTGATTATAACATTCAAAGAATCAGAGAATGTTGTGAGAATCGTAGCACGGCTACAATGTTTCAAGCTTTGCAATCGGTAGCGAATGCACTAGAAATTATCAAAGACGAGGTTTCTTAAACCTAAATCCGTCAAAGAAATGAACAGCCACTCTAAAATGGTGATAAATTATCATACATAGTGCGTCAGCGATATCATGTTTTCTATCATATGGAATATCTTCTTTTAAATATTTAGTTGCTATTTCTACTGTTCTTTCTTTTCGCTGTTCATAATTTAGATGCCTCATACCAAAATGTGTGTGCATGCTCACAGGTGAAACTAAAACAACTTTATCTTTGAACATGTAATGTAAAAGTGTTTCAATATTTGTAAGACCTCCTGGTGGTTGTCTCTCTATAAGAATTGTTTCGGCTGCGTCAAAAATGTATTTATGCGCGTCTACAAATAAAGGAACTAGGTCAACAATGCCATTTGAATAGATATATTTGTAGCCTGTAAGATTTACCTTCTTTACAAACTCCACATCAATTTCCGAACCCTTAATATCAGCCTCAGCTAGAACAAGACCCATATTATGATAACCAATATCAATCGCGAGAATCTTCATATCTTTATCTAAATAATATTCCTTAACTAATATAAATGAAGAACAAGGATAAAAATCAACTCTTGTGGTTAGGTGTTATCACGCTTACTGTCATTTTGAGTTACATGTGGTGTAATCCCAGGGTTGTTAAAGTTCCAGTCAGGGTACCTACGGTGTCGGTGCCACCCCGCCCTGGAATGAGAAGACGTCAAATAAGACGCGAACCAGAATTCAGGCGTGCGCCAATCAGGCAATATAAACCAGGCTTCACACAACAAATGGGTATTATTACGGGGAATGGTGAGACTCTTCCTCTATATGT